ATAACGCACGCCTAATCCGCCTTATCCCTTTGTAATCAGACCTTAGCGACAGCGCTTCGCTATATCCCGCCGTCCCGCCGCGTCACGATCAGGCGGTGATACGTCCCACGGCGTCACACGAGGCAGTCAGACGGTTAAACGGTCCGGGGGTGAGGCGTTGGGGGCGAGCCGCGCGAGGCCGGCCGCCAGGTCATCCCCACCCGTACACCGCAAGGCCATTTCACCCCTCCGTCAAGATCCTGACGGAAATTCAAGCTGTAAATAACCTAACTGTAAAGCTCCTGACGCTACTCGGGGTGTACACGTAACACACCGTGTGACACACTGGAAGTATGAGCACAACTTTCCCCGGCCCAGGCCCGTCGAACGGCGTCGGCCGCATCGCTCTCCGGCCGGAGCGCCTGCACGAGCATCTCCGCCGCGAAGGCACCTCCCGCCTCGTCTACGACAAGGCCCGCCGCGTGATCGTGCGCGAGGACACCGGCGCCGTCGTGCTGAGCATGGACAGCCTGCGGATGGAAGCGTGAAGCGCCTCTGGTGCTGGTTGTTCCACCGGCGCTACGTGGTCGCGCTGTGGAATCGCGGTCGGTCTGCCACTTGTCCGAAGTGTGAGTTCACATTTCACGAGTCCGACTGATGAGCGCCGACCTCCTCGCCTCGTCCCGCCAAGCCGAGCGCCTCGCCGCGCTACCGGCCGTCTACAAGACTCAGTCCGAGCGTCTCGCCGTCGAGCTGGCGCTGAAACTCGACGACCCGACGGTCATCTTCGCGCGGCACGGCTACGACGCCCACCAGGCACTCGCCCTCCTCCAGGCGCCGGACTTCGCGGCGTTGCTCGAGCGCGTCGCCAAGGAAGTGCAGGAGCAGGGGCTCTCGTTCCGCGCGAAGGCGCGCGTGATGGCCGAGGACCTCCTCCAGCATGGCTACGAGCTGGCGACCGACGAGATGGCGAGCGCCGCCGTGCGCGCGGACCTCATACAGTGGTATGCCCGCATCGCGGACCTCGAGCCGGCGCCCAAGGAGAAGGGCGGGGGCACCGGCACCGGCGGGGGCATGGTGCTCAACATCACTTTCGCCGGCCAGGAGAAGCAGGCCGTCATCTCACCGGCTACGTATGAGGCCGAGCGATGAGTGCTGAAGCGCAACGAGGGCGATGGCGCGCAGCGACAAAGCGATACGCAGTTGCGCATCCGCACAAGGTCCGCGCCCGCTGGGCGCGCTATAGAGATGAGAATAAGGAAAAAATTAGCGCACGGCGAGCGGCCTATTACCAAAGGAACAAGCAGAAGATAAAAGATAAAGATGCTCTGCGGCGAAAAGAGAGCGCGGAAGCGGTTGCTCGCATTCAAAGACGCTGGCGAGCCAAGAACAAACACGCGATAAATGCACATACCGCGCGACGGAAAGCAAATCAACTCCAAGTCACTCCTGCTTGGGCCAACCAGTTCTTTATCGACGAGATCTACGACCTGGCGCAGCGACGGACGAGGGTGACTGGGATCGAGTGGGAAGTCGACCACGTTGTTCCACTGAAGAGCCCGTTGGTATGTGGACTGCACGTTGAACATAACCTACGGGTGATCCCCGCGGTAGTAAATCAAGCTAAGGGCAACCGGCATTGGCCGGATATGTTCGAAATGAGAATAACGTAGTGTCCGCTCGAGTTTTCGTCCACCCGCGCTGCCACGAGGGCCCCGCTCTCGCCACCCTCACGGCGACCCTGAAGGCCCACGGGCGCGACACGGACAACCTCGGCGTCTCGCCAATGGACCGGCGCGGCCGGCGCGAGCTGGTGCGTAAGGTCGAGGAGCATTACTCGGGGGCCACCCTCGAGCGCATGGACGGCACGCGGTACAGGCACTTCACCGGCTGGCCGGCGCCGTGCGGATCGGACGGGGCGTGAAGCTCGCGGTCCTTACCGTCGTAGCACTCGTCGCGGTGCTGCTCGTCGTGTTCCTGGGCGTAGTGATCGTAGTGCTGCACGCAGTACAGGACTGGATAGGAGATGACGATGCCCCTCGACAAATCGGGTAGCAAGAAGGCCGTCGGCGCCAACATCAAGACCGAGATGGCGCACGGTAAGCCGCAGAAGCAAGCCGTCGCGATCGCGCTCTCCGTGCAGCGCCGCGCGGGTGGATACGGCGCGAAACCCAGGAAGAAGTATTGATGGATCTCAATATCAAGTTCCCCGTGACGGTGTCCGCGTACATGCAGTCGGACGCGCGCCACCGCCTGATCGTGGGGCCCTTCGGCTCGGGGAAGACCGTCGGCTCGTTGGTCGAGCTGCCGCGCCGCGCGGCCATGCAGCGTGTGTCGACTAAGACGGGCAAGCGCAAGAGCCGATGGGCCGTCGTGCGTAACACCATGCCCCAGCTCCGCGACACGACGATGAAGTCCTGGTTCGATCGGTTCCCCAACGGGTCGATCGGCAACTACGTCTCGACGACGAAGACCTACCACATCAAGCAGGGTGACCTCGACGCGGAGATCGTCTTCCGCGCGCTGGACACCGCCGATGACGTGAAGAACCTCCTCTCGCTCGACCTGACGGGTGCGAACCTCGCCGAGTTCCGCGAGATCGACCGCGACATCTTCCAGGCCCTCGACGGCCGGATCGGGCGTTACCCGATGATGGAAGAGGGCGGCCCGACCTGGGTCGGCGTCTGGGGGGACTCGAACATGCCCGAGGAGGGCTCGTACTGGTGGTCGATGATGGAGGGCAAGGACCCGAACGACAGCAAGATCCTGAAGCCCAACAGCATCGCGCTGTTTAAACAGCCTCCCGCCATGCTGAAGACCGTCGACGGGCAGTACACGCTGAACCCCCGCGCGGAGAACCTTGGGAACCTGCCGACGGACTATTACGAGCACCTGGTCAAGGACAAGACCGACGACTTCATTCGCGTCAACGTGCTCGTCGAGTACGGGCGCTCGAAGGGGGGCAAGCCCGCGCATCCGTCGTTCAACCGGGACTTGCACGTCGCGAAGGGAGCACTTCTCCCAAATAAGGATCTACTGCTTCTCGTAGCCGCCGACTTCGGCCGCACGCCGGCGATGGCGTTGAAGCAGCAGGACGCCTACGGGCGCGTGTTGACGCTGGACGAAGTCGTGAGCTTTGACATGGGGCTCGAGCAGGCGATACAGGAGCGGCTCCTCCCGCTGCTTCGGCAGAGATACGACGGCTACGAAGTCTTCGTCACGGGCGACCCGTCCGGTAACTCCGGCTCGGACTCCGACGACACCTCGTGCGTGGATATCTTCCGGCGCTACAAGCGTAAGGGCCTCGGACGCGTGAAGCTCGCCTACTCAAACAGCCCGGTTCACCGGCGCGGCGCGACGGATCACTTTCTCACACGCCTGGGTGGTAACGGACGCCCGGCGTACCTGGTAGACCCCCGCTGCGAGTGGACCATCCAGGCGATGAGCGGGAAGTTTATGTACAAGAAATCGAAGGACGGACGGCACCTCGAGGAGATCGACAAGAACGATTGGTCGCACGTCGGCGAGGCGAATGAGTACGGGGATATGTACTTCGAGCGCGGCGGGCGCCGCAAGGCCGAGCACCAGGAATACGGATACGACGCAGCGCGTCAGGCGCAGCGCCAGCACGACGAAAACATCTACGCATCACCGAGGTAGCCGATGGCACAAGAACTCGTACTGAACGAAGAGAAGCTGATGACCTTGGGCCAACGGCTGTTCGGCACCTGGGAGACGCATAAGAAGGATCGTCTGGCAGCCGAGAACCGCTGGTTGCAGAACCTCCGGCAGTTCCGGGGGATCTACGACCCGGAGATCTTGAAGATGATCCCGAATGATCGCTCGAAGGCGTACCCGAAGGTTACGCGCTGGAAGCTGATCGGCACCGTCGCGCGCCTGATGCAGATGCTCTTCCCCCAGACGGAGAAGAACTACGGGTTGAAGCCCTCCCCCATGCCTAACCTCTCGATCGCTCAGTTGCAGGAGGTGCTTGACGACGTCGTGAAGAAGAAGGCCGAAGCCGAGCAGATCGAGGAGAAGGACGTCGTCTGCAAGGACGAGGACATCGAGCAGGCGATCTTCGAGTACGCGAAGCACAAGGCCAGCCGGATGGAGCTGAAGCTCGACGACGACATGCAGGAGATGGAGTACATCACGCTCGCGCGAAAGGTCGTGTTCTCCGCCTGCCTCTACAACATAGGTGTCCTGAAGGGCCCAATGCACAAGCGGTACAAGGTGCGTACCTGGAAGAAGGATCTCAACACGGGCCGTTACATCGCGCAGGAGGTGGAGAAGGTCAAGCCACTCCTCGAGTTCCTCCCCGTGTGGAACTACTACCCGGATATGTCAGCGAAGTCGCTCGATCACCAGGACGGGCAGTTCGAGCGACAGGTGATGACGCGCCGGCAGGTCGAGGAGCTGGCTGAGCGGCCGGACTTCCTGCAAGCGCCGATCAAGGCGTGGCTCGCCGCCCACACGACCGGGAACCACATCCCCGAGCATTGGGAGACGGAACTCGCGAAAGAGCCGAAGGGCGACAAGAACAACGTCAACCAGGGCGACGGACGAAAGTATGTCGTGCTCGCCTACTGGGGTGACATCACCGGCCATGACCTCGCCGCGGCAGGTAACGCTATCCCCGAAGCGGATCTGGGCAAGACCTATCACGGCAACGTGTGGATGATCGACAACTCGGTCATCAAGGCCAAGGTCTCCCTGATGAAGGGCGAGGTGCGCGAGCACCATGTCTTCATATTCGAAGAGGACGATCTCTCGCTCCTCGGCAACGGCCAGTGCGACACGCTGCGCGATTCACAACTCTCGATTTGTGAATCCGCTCGCATGGCACTCGATGAAGCGAGCGTCGGCGGTGAGAATCTGGAAGTCAACGTCGACATGCTGATGTCCGGGCACAACACCGACCAGCGTTCCTACAAGGTGTGGTTGCGTGAGGGCGAGGGCGCGGCGGCCGGATACCCCGCAGTGCGGCCGATCCAGCGGCAGAACCGCCTCTCGGAGTTGATGAACATGGTGCAGATGTTCCTCGAGTTCGCGAACAACGAGTCGGGGCTCCCGCCCCCCTCGCTGGGCGACGTCTCGGGCGGCGGCTCGGAGGCGCTGCGCACGCAGGGTGGTGCCAGCATGTTCCTCGGCGCTGCGTCGCTCCCGATCCGCGACACGGTACGGAACTTCGACAGCTTCACGATCTCGGTCATCACCGCGCTCGTCAAGTGGAACATGCGCTTCGACCCAGCGGACTCTCGCGACGGGGACTTCGATTGCATCGCGCGCGGCTCGACGAGCCTGATCGCGAAGGAAGTGCTCGCGCAATCGCTCGACGTGTTCAGCACCACGCTGACCGACGAGGAGCGCGCCCACGTCAAGACCCGGAAGCTCTTGGAAGCCCGCGCGAAGGCCCGCGACATACCGACGGAGGAGCTGTTCGAGTCGGAAGAGACGGCGAACGCCAACATCGCGGCGCTCCGCCAGTCGCAGCAGAAAACGCAGGACGCAGCTCTGGAAGAAATGGCGGCGACGGTGCAGCAGAAGATCGCCGACGCCATCAAGAAAGTTGCAGAAGCTAAAAAAGCCGACGCGTCCGTCACGATCGACACGATGGCAATAATTTTGGAGGCACTGACTAATGGCGGCGATAAAGGAAGAGCAGCAGGCGCTGGAGCTGAAAGTACACCAGCATAGGGGCGACGAGGGGCTGATCGCGCTCCGTTCGCTCTTGTGGATGCGCCGGGACCACGTCAACAACAAGTGGCTCGACGCGTCAGGTGACGAGCTGCTCCAGTTGCAGGGTGAAGGGCAAGCTATACGCCGGGTGTTGCGGACGCTCGATAACGGCCCGGCGATAAAAACAGTGGAGTAATGGAGGCACACATGGCACAGGAACCAGCAAAGAAAGTGGACGACCAGGATTTCGACGCGGCGTTTAGTCAGGCCGCGCTCGAGGGCGAGAAGGAAGTCCAGACGAAGCCCGTCGTCGAGGAGACGCCGAAGGCGAAGACGCCCGAGGAAGAAGCCGCGGCGAAGAAGGCGGACGAAGAAGCTGCCGCGGCAGCGGCTACCGCGAAGGCGGCGCAGGAGAAGCAGGCCCAGGAGGACGCGGCGAAGGCCGAGGCCAATAAGGGCAAGACGGCCGAGCAGATCGAGGCGGAGACGAAGGCCGCGGACGAGAAGCTCGCCACCGAGAAGGCGGAAGCCGCGCGGGTCAAGCAGGAGGCCGAAGCGAAGGCCGCCCAGCAGCGATCGGCGGAAGAGGCCGTGGCGAAAGACGCCGCGGTGAAGGCGGCAGCCGAGCGCAAGGTCAAGGACGACGCGGCGCGGAAGACGTTCGAGGAGTCCATCACGCCGTACGAGCCGACGCCGGAAGAGAAGGCGGCGATGGAAGACTTCAAGAAGAACTT